CAACATTGTCTTGATAGATTCTTTCTTATCTCCAATCTTACTTTCGCCACGTTTGGTAATCTCATCAATAAAGTTCTGCTGCATCCCAACCTTCTCCCTCAAAGAATTTTTCTTGAGTTCAAGAACTTTGGTCTCATCTCGTATCTCACGCATCTTATCTCGTATGATTCCGTTCATTGTACTGAAGACACGAATATCCAGAAGATCTTCAATGACGTCTCTACGATGACCTGCTGGTAGTTGCATAAAGGGAACAAATGTACTACTACCGAGAATAACGATTTGTGTGAAAGACTTATAGTTAACCTTGAGAATGCTCTCTTCTAAGGTTTGCTGGTTGTCTCTATCGTCCCCTCTCTTATCGAGAAGTTTCCCGTCCACTGAGATGTCAAAAATGTTAGGCCGAATACCACGACGAACGAGATATAACCTATTGTTAATAGCGAACTCAATTTCAACCAGGCAGTTTTTTTCATTGATAGTATTGACGAGTTGAGGTTTGTTAATTTTACGAAATGGTTTATTAAACAAAACGAAGGTGAGAGCATCAAGAATTGTACTCTTACCTGCTCCATTACTACCAATGATTAGATTTGTATTGTTGAGTAGAAAATTAATTTCAGTGAAATCATCCCCTGATGATAGAAAGTTCTTATAGCGAAGTTTCTGAAAAATAATCATTGTGTAGGTGGTGGGATAAACAGATCATCAGATTTAGCAAGAATATATGTGTCTCCTTTGGCATTGAATACCTCAAGTGCTGAATCGAGAGGGACTTCGGTTACTTCTAACTCAACGTGCTCTCCCACATTGTATTCTTCGTCTTCCTCAAGCATTATAACATACCTTTGAGCATCTTCAAACTTTTGAAATACTAATATAGATTTTTGTCCGTCATCATCAATTGAGTAGACGAACATACTGTCCTCAGTGTCTGTGGTGAGGATATAACATGAATCGCTACTCACACCTCACATGCCTCCAAATAAACTTCCGAAATGAGTTTCTTGATGGACTCCTTCTCTAAGGGGGTATCACCAAATTCTGCCTCATCGACATATCTATTCAGGATTGAGAGTGTATTCTCCTCAGCATCATCGACTTCAAAGTCGTCTACCTCTTGTGTATTGAAGTTTTCAACAATCTTCACATCAAGAGTATCAGCATTCAATAATTTTTCTACGAACTTATCAAACTTCTTCTGATCTGTTTTCTTTCTGACGATGACTTTGACGATCTTACCTTTGTACTTCTGTGCTTTAAGCATAGCAGCACTCTGGTCTTCATAGTAAATTACATCAAATAACTGATGGGGATTATTAATATACTCAATCTCTAAGGTCTCTGTATCCAGTAGTATGAACCCACGATTGTCGTTCACATCGTTCCAGAACATCTGATATGGATTACCGATGTAGTGGATTCTGCCGTCGTCTGAGCGGGTATGAAAGTGCCCTGAAAGGACCTTCTCAAACTTATTGAAGATGTTGTTATCAAGTTTGCCGTCTCGATACTCCATGCCCTTATAGGCGTAGAATCCTGAGAGTTCTAGATGTCCCATAGCAATACGAGACTTGCTATTCTTGATCATCTTGATTGATTGTGCCTCGTTCTCTGGTGAGATCCAAGGTAGCATCAGGATATTCAGACCTTCAACCTTAATCTCAGTTGGGTCTGTATAGGTACTAATGTTGTCGTAGTCCTGTAAGAGGAGACCAGGAGAATTGGTATCGTTAGTATTCTTGTAGTAGCAGTCGTGATTTCCTACAATCATCCTGACGTCATAATCCTTCATAGGATCAAACATCACTCTTCGTGCCCAATTGAGTGAGTTATATTCAATTGTCTTACGACTATCAAAGGCATCACCAAGATGGAGAATACTCTTGACTCCACGTTCCTTGATAGTGGGAAAGAATACGTTTTTATAGAAGTTCTCAAAGTGATCTTGTAGATACTTCACACCCTTTCGTGCCCCGATATGGGTGTCCGTAAGAATAGCGACTAAACTCATTGGTTCAATTTAGTAATAATATTTTCCCTGATAGCATTATAGTCATTCCGGTACTCGGAAGTCAAGTTACTATCAGCAGTCATTAGAGACTCAAAACCAGTCCTTTCTACAATCTTATTCTTAATATCAAGTTGACGCTTCTCTCTTTGGATTCTACGGAGAAAGGCATAGTGAATGATCTGAGTAAAGTAAGCAAAAGGATTCTTAGACTTATTAGGATCGAAGTTATGAATATACTGAATACAATTCTCAATGCCGTCAGAGATCATGTCCTCTCGGAACATGTAGTTGACGAAGTTTGGTTTGTAACTCAGGTGAGTAGCGATCTTTAAAAAGCAAGAACCAAGATAGTTGCTAATACGGGGTTTCGGAAGATCATTCTGTTTAGCGAGTTCTACTTCTTCTCTATAAACAAGCAGTGCCTCTAACAACTCTTTGTTGTTTACATAATGTTCGGATTTTCTTCTGGCCATATTATTCTTTTGGTTGTGTCTATTATAGCACACACTTGACAAGGGTGCTAAATTGCTGTACAATCGACCTTGTGGAGGTAAGAAAGACAGGTTTTATTACTCATTAGGTTTATAGTCTAACTTATAGACGTCTTCGAGTCTCTTCTGGAATGACTTTACGGAACCAAGATAACCGATAGAAGTGTTAGCATCAGTCATCTTTAAAGGTTTACCATCAAGTGTACCACTGATCTTTCTAAAATATCTAACATAGTTTTGCATTATTTCTTCGTTATCAACCTTAGTGATAGCGAGAATATTATTAGTATCAATATCAAAGTCTCTTTCTTCGGTGGTCAGGAACCATGGAACAAATCTAACTTTGAATTGACCATTCTTTCTTCTAATATCCATTGATTCCACTTTGAGTGGATCTTGGATACAGATACAAAAACTACCATTATCATTTTCTTCTACTTTTCTAACCATACAAACAATTTCCTCACCAGTTGTGAGTTTTATTGCTACGACCTTTCCTTCTTTCATTTGTTACCTCAGATTGATATTGATAATATCATAGTTAAATTTCTCACCATTGTAAGTTTTGATTCTTTCAATAAGGTGATTCAATGTATAGTTTCTTTTTGACCCCTTAGTGGTGTCGTCAGCAATGTCGTAGAGCATTGCCTTTTCTTTATTTGCTCCTTTTCTCAGCACACGACCGATACTTTGGAGATTTCTAATTCTTGATTTGGAGGGAGAAGCAAAGATTACGTTATGAAGATTCTTGATATTGATTCCGGTACTGAATACTCCGTATGAAGCAATGATGACCGCGTTGTCTTCTCTTTCAGTAATCTCTCTGACCTGTTCCCTTTCTTCGACGTTAACACCGCCGTGAATGAAGAAGACCTTTCGTCCCTCTTCTACCTTACTATTTATTAGTTCATAGAGTAACTTTCCATGATTTTCAACACGAGTAAACAACACCAAAGTATTACCTTTCAGGTCTACCGATAGGTTGGATATGAAGTTATTTCTTTTATCATTGGAAATGAGATACTGAATCTCATCTTCATACCTTGGAAAGACCTGCTCATCATGTTTGAGAATCAATACTTTGATGTCCAGTTTTGCTACGTGTCCTGCTTCCATCAGTTCCTTTGTCCTGATGGTACTGTATGACGGACCAAAGAGACCTTCTAAGACCCACTTATGCGTCTGTGTGCCGTCCAGAGTGCCCGTAAAACCAAATCTATACTTCGCATCACAAAGTTTGCTCATGATGCTCACAAGCGATTTTGACTTGAAGTTATGTGCCTCGTCTCCGATGACTACCTGATACTTGGAGAAGTACTTCTTTTCCAGTTTATAGACAGACTGCCATGTGGTAATCACAATACCTTTCTCTGTGGTCAACTCCTTACCACCGTAGATTTTGTGGCAGTGTGTTGATACATCAAAACCATAGTCCTCAAAGTCCTTATACATCTGCTCCACAAGAGATGTAGTTGGGACAACGACTAGAATATTTAAGTTTCTCTCACTGTAATATCTTACGAGAGAGTATATCATCAGCGACTTTCCTGATGCTGTCGGACTGACGATAAGTTTTCTATTACTCCTCAGGGCAGTGTATATACCATGTAATTGGTAGTCCCTAGGTTTATAAGAGGTAATAGATTTAATCCAATCTGTGATTCCCTCAGGAGAGATATTTTCATTCTCCTCATAAGGTAAACCATAAAATTTATTATCTTGAAATTTGTAAGAGTAATTATACTGCTCACAAAATGCTACAACACGGTCTAAAAGACCCACATAGATCTGTTTAGTCTGAAGGTTGAACAAAGCAATGTTCCCATCCCACCATTTCTTCTTGTAGGAAGGATGAAACTTTGCCCCCGGAACCTCAAAGGTAAAATTGTCTTTTAGTTCATATTGTATGTGAGGGTCACAATCAATTTGTAAAAACACCTCATTCTTTTTGCTGATGGTCAAATCGGCCATAATGTAAAGGTATCAGCTAAAATTATTTAGCGATCCCTTACAAACTTACATTTCGTGAAATTTATGATGTAAGACACACTTGTATAACTCATCCCTCAGATACCAAAGATGCTCCTGCTCAAATGCATGTCTCTGTGGAGCACCTTCCCAAGTTTGCAATCTCTTACAGACACAGTCGTAGAGTAGATAGACATCTTCGATGCCAAGATCCATAGTAAACTTGTCGCTATCTGGTGGTTGCATTAGTTGTATCCTGCGGTGAATTTGGACCAGTCAATTGAATTTTTGATTTGATAACCACGATTATGAATCATCTTTAGAATATCAGTCAGGAAATCAAGCATTACCTGATAGTATTCAACCTTCATCTTTGCTTTCGATAGTTTATCATCTGCATTGAGATGCAGAGTCATTGACTCTTTGTCCCTCACCTTGTATGGGAATGGTTCTTCGACATATGCCTCAGCAGGTGCCTTCCCACTATAAAAATTATATCTCTCTAGTCTTACCTTCTTCTCAGTATCCTGTGCCTTCGTCTGGAGCAGTTTGAGCGTTGTATATAGTGTGTAATACTTCTGATGTAGTTGGGGCGTCTTTACAGACTCATCATGTAGGTTGTCCATATCTATCTTGGAGTCTTTCTCCCACATAGATTGGATTTCATCTAAATTCATCTTTGCAATGTCTTGTTAACATAATCTGGGGTTAGAGGTTGACCTTCCTTATCTAGGATTTGATAATATAGATAATTAAACGTCACATTAGCAACGAAATAATTAATATCAGTATCAGTAGCGGTGAACTCAAGAGTTGAAAGTGATAATGGAAATAAGTCCCAGAATTTCACATTCGCAATAGTATTGTAGTTACTATTCAGGATACCTAGTGTAGCATCACTGTACTGTAATTTCAAGTCACGTTGTCCCTGATCGTTAGTCGTAACATCTTTGAATTGCTGTGGTGTCTCAGGAAATCCCAAACCCGTCATCCAGTTATGAATGAGAGTGTAATTTAGCATGTCCTCATCTACCAAGAACTCAATATTCAATTCACCATATTCAAGTCTATCACCCGGATGAACGAGAGACTTCAAATAATTTGATTGCTCAGCAGTACCAAGAGTAATCTGTGGTAGTGATGCCTTATTACTGAAGAAAGAAACTTTGGGAAATCTAGCTATACTAAAAGTGAATCCAATTGGACTCATATAGTTTCTATTATCCAATTGTTTGTAGTAGATATTTCTACCACTCTTGGAAAACTCCTCAGTCATTTTTAAAAATACTATAGTAATTAATATTTAGCACTAAAAAAGCACCTCCCCGACCAAAAGGAGGTGCTCTTCTAATAGTATATCTTTTCTATCTTACTTACTACACACAACACCTAACCAACAGGAGTAGTCTTTCTTGACTACCCCCATATTATAACTCAACGGAAGGAATAAGTCAACCCAACGGTAGAAGAAACATCCAACCAAACATTTAGATCCGTTCCGTCATTGGTACGGAGTTCAACGTCACCATAGAGATCAATGTTATCTGAAAGAGCAACTGCACCACCTAGTTCAACAGCAACTTCAGTACTAAGATCTGAATGTGCTGGATTCACAAAAGCAGGACCACCTTCAAAATAGATCACTCCATCAGTGCCCACACGGGTTTCATATCCAACACGGGTGTTGATTACGGTTTGATCATAGTTTCCAGAATTCCAATCTGACTCAACTTCAGTCCTTACATAATAGGAACCTGGGGAATCAGGGATTTCAATAACTTCGGCAGAAGCGGGCATTGCTCCTAGGGATAGTGCTGCTACGGCACCAGCGATAATGAATTTCATAAATCTTCTCCATTAGAAAATACTGTGTGATTATAACACACGTCGTTATTTATGTATCATTATGTTACGGATATCACAACAAGGCATAAAAAAAGACCCCCCTTTCGGGAGGTCTCTTGGGTGAATAACTCGTCGGAGTTTGAATCACATTAGGTTCTTGACCTGAACACGTCTGTAGTAGACATTGGTGTTGGTCATGATACGACCATAACCAGCATCGGAACCTTCGGCGAAGGGGTTAGCGATTAGACCATAACGGGTCTTGAATCCGATACGTGGCTGGAAGGTGTCCTGTCCAACGGCGCGAA